GAAGCTCAATGAGTTATTCCCTTACCGAAACACGAACTGCCTAACGGAAGAAGAATACCAATGGCTAAATGAAACCAACGTACTTACTCAAGACACATTCAAACCAAGCGAGCAAACTAAACTCATCGCAATTTACAACCGTGTCTTTAATCTACGTCAAGAGCCTACAAGCTGCGCCTCTTGCTTTAGAGAACTGGTATTCAAAATGCAGAAGGTCTACGCTGAATACAACAAATGAGATACTATCTTTTAGACTACGGAAGAGACCTGATTGAGTATGCTCACGAAATGTCAGCGAGAATACGAAAAGACGGACACCATCTAATCGAATACTTTACCGATGCAGATGGACTGATGTGTTTAGAGGAGATAAGCGAAGACGAATTTTTAGACCACTTCAAGAAAGTAAAAGATGCCTACAATAACTCCGCTACCTAAAGAACTACCAATCGAGTTTCTGCAAAGATGCATAGCAGATGACTCAATGGTAAAAGAGTTCCCTGATTTAGGAGTGAGGCACTCACAATGTATGATACAACTAACAAAACACGAAATAAATAATGGCAAAAGTAGGAAGACCAAGAAAGATAGATAGTCCCGAACATCTATTAGAGCTATTCAAAAGCTACAAACTATGGGTAAAGGAAAACCCAAGATACAAATACACCCTAAACCAAAGGACTGGTGATATGGTAGCAGAACCTCTCGAATGTCCACTCACAATGGAAGGCTTTGAAGTCTACTGCTTCAATAAGTTTGACCTTACCGTATCGAACTACATTCAGAATCAAAACAAAGCGTACGACGAATTTTATGCTATCTCTACACACATAAAGCGAGAAATCCGACAAGACCAAATCAACGGAGGGTTGGTAGGGCAGTACAACGCTAACTTAACTGCACGTTTAAACGGACTCACGGAGAAGACCGAGAACACCATTGTAACCGAGCAACCACTATTCAACTTTAATGTTTCAGGTAACAACGGCAATTCGTAAAATCTACGAACTCAACAAGAGAGTTAAGATAATTCAAGGAGGTACGAGTGCGGGTAAGACGTTTGGTATCTTGCCTGTGCTGATAGACAAGTGCGCTCGTGAAAAAGGATTAGAGGTATCAGTAGTTGCCGAGACTATCCCACACCTTCGAAGAGGTGCGCTGAAAGACTTTCTCAAGATTATGCGGTGGACTGGTAGGTTTGTAGAGGATAGATTCAATGCAACCCTATTGAGATACGAATTTGCCAACGGAAGTACGATGGAGTTCTTCTCTGCTGATAACGCATCTAAACTACGAGGAGCGAGGAGAGACATCTTGTACATCAACGAGTGTAACAACGTAACATTTGACGCTTACCTTGAGCTATCCATCCGTACAAAGAAAGAAATTTACCTTGACTTCAACCCTGCAAATGAATTTTGGGTACACACCGAACTAAAAGACGAACCCGACGCAGATTTCATCATCCTTACATACAAAGACAACGAGGCACTTGATGAAAGTATTGTCCGACAAATTGAAAAGAATCGTGACAAGGCGGTTACGTCTAACTATTGGGCTAATTGGTGGAGGGTTTACGGACTTGGTGAGGTAGGTATGCTTGAGGGTGTAGTGTTTGGCAATTGGAAAGAGATAGACAAGCTACCTGATGACGCACGACTCATAGGCATAGGGCTTGACTTTGGATACACGAATGACCCGACGTCTGCAATTGAGGTGTATAATTGGAACGGAAAACGAATAGTAAACGAACTTGTTTACCGCACAGGGATGCTCAACTCCGACATCGCTAAAATACTTCCGTCAAGCGTTACTATCTACGCTGATTCCTCCGAGCCTAAATCAATTGACGAGATTAGACGCTACGGAAAGACGATAAAAGGAGTAACCAAAGGCAAGGATTCTATCCGATATGGAATTGACGTAATGCAGCAGCAAGAGTATTTGGTCACCAAGCAAAGTACAAACCTAATCAAAGAACTTCGCTCCTATTGTTGGGATGTAGATAAACACGGAGTAAGGCTAAAAAACCCTGCAGGAGGCAATGACCACGCTATAGATGCACTTCGATACCACGAGATGGAGAATCTCGGCTTAAATTCAAACTATGGACAATACGCAATCCGATGAGCTGCCTCGTATGAAGGCTATCGTTGAGGAATACATCTACAAACGAACTGGCAGAAAGATTCATATTGTCTTTGACGATGTGTTTAGTATGCGCAAACACACTCAAATGTTAGCTCAAGCGTACTCTTATGTCCTCGCTCAAGAATACAAAAACGACTAAAAGACTTATACAATTATGGAAATCCAAGTAAAAGTACCTACCTCACTCAACGAAATCCCACTCAAACACTATGTGGACTTCTTGAACGTGCAGAAAGGTTCTAACGATGACGAGTTCATCGCTCAAAAGATGATTGAGATTTTCTGCGGCATCCGATTAACGGACGTAGCAAAAATTAAGATGACCTCGCTTAACGAAATGGTGCAGCACTTTACTGAATTGTTCAGTCAGTCTCCTGCATTTCAGCAGACATTTAAAATCGGTGGTGTTGAATTTGGATTTATACCTAACCTTGAGGAGATTTCTTTCGGTGAATATGTGGACTTGGAGAATCACTTGCAGAGTTGGGAGACTTATAACAAGGCTATGGCAGTGATGTACCGACCTATCAAAACACGAATCAAAGACAAGTACGAACTCCACGAGTACAAACCAAGTAAAGACCATCAAGAGCTGATGCAGTTCGCTCCACTTGATGTTTGCATTGCAGCATCGGTTTTTTTTTACAATTTAGGAAACGAGTTACTGACGGCTACCCTGAACTATTTGGAGAAGCAGATGAAGAAGGACAAGAACCTGTCAGCGACTTTAGTGAAACAACTCAATTTGCCAAACGATGGGGATGGTATCAGTCTATATATGGACTCGCTAAAGGAGACGTTACGAAGTTCGATGAAATTACGAAGCTCCGACTTACTAAATGTCTCACATATCTTACCTTCGAGAAGCAAAAAAACGAAATTGAACAACGACAACTCCAAAGACAAATGAGACGATGAAAGGATTCTACACTATAACACAAGCCCTACAAACTCACTTCAATGCTGATGCACTGGTGAACACCGTAACCGAAGGAGACATCTTCGAGATAGACTTAAACAAGCAGACTATCTTTCCGCTTGTACACGTTATGATTAACAACGCATCGTTTGAAACCAACGTGGTAAGATTCAACGTTAGCCTGATTGCAATGGACATCGTCAACATATCCAAAGAGGCAACTACTGACGGATTCAGGGGAAACACGAACGAGCAAGATGTCCTTAACACTCAATTAGAAATCCTAAACCGAGCTTATGCACAAATGCTACACGGCACAATGTGGGATTCACAAGTCGTAGTAGACGGAAATCCTAACTGCGAGCCTTTTGTAGAGAGATTTGAGAACAACCTTGCAGGATGGACAATGACATTTGATGTTTTGATTCCTAACGAGGTAACAATCTGCTGATGGAACAAAGCGAGGTAAAGAAATCTTTAGAGCGTTTCCGTAACCACGTTATTAGCGTATCTAAACGCAACTTAACAAACCAACGAAAGAACGTATCCAAGAGCTTGTACAACTCTATCAAAGGGGATGTAAAGGCTATGCCTAACTCTATCTCGTTGCAGTTTTCTATGGATGATTACGGAGCGTATCAAGACTTGGGTGTTAAGGGTAAAAAAAGCTCATCGAAAGCACCTAAATCTCCATTTAAGTTTGGTTCAGGCACAGGTCAAAAAGGTGGGCTGACAAAAGGCATCTTTAATTGGGTTAAAAAAAGACGGATTCAATTTAAGGATAGAAAATCAGGAAGGTTCTTGAGCTATGAATCTACTGCGTTTCTAATCACACGAGGAATCTACAACAAAGGAATGAAACCGAGTATGTTTTTTACCAAACCTTTTGAGGCTGCTTACAGGAATCTACCTGACGAACTGGTAGCATCTTTCGGCTTGGATGCAGAAAAACTATTCAACCAACAAATTGATAATATACTGAAATAATGGCAACAATTAACGCACGGAATCCGTACATAGTTACGATAAACGAAACATCGCAGATAGAAACAAAGTTAGAAATCTATCTTTGGAACGGCACAGGTTCAATGCCTGCTTCTCCTGCTTACACATTAAGCAAGAAGATACCTTCGTCAAACAATCCTGCGACTTACTATGACGTATCGCCTTACATCCGTGAGTACATAGACCACGACACACTACAAACTATTACAAACATTTTCACGGCTACTCCTTCAACGCAATGGTGCAATGTAGGCTTAAAGCTATTCAAGAAAATCAGTACGTCTTTTATTCAGGTAGGAAGCACTCAAACGCATTTTGGTGTTGATGGCTACGGCTACTATGAGGAAGGATATAATCCTGCGCTCGGAAACTATTTACTTTCATCAGGTACATATACCTACAACTATGATTTAAGCGGTGAGTACGGATGGCTAACGCTATACACAGGCAGCGGAAACTCTGCCAAATACACGAACCTTGCAACAGGAGCTACAACAACGACAGGACTGACTAATAACGTGTGGAGAGACATTCCAAGAGTGCTATCAACTTATGCAGCAGTAGGCAACAAGTTAGAAATAATTGACGGCAGCGCAGCGGTATTGTTTACGGCTACGTTTCAACCTAAAATCGAATGCAAATACACACCAGTTCAATTAGACTTTGTTAACAAGTTCGGAGCTTGGCAACGTGAATGGTTTTTTAAAGCGAGCAACGATAGTTTGGCAGTTGAAAACACGGAGTATAATTTGATGCAGACTCGCTACCCTAACTACTCAACTTTAGAAGGGCAAAGAGCGGTATTTAATGCCAACGGAAAGAAGATGATTAGAGTGAATACGGATTGGGTAAGCGAAAGTTTTAAAGAGGTGATTCAGCAGTTGATGCTATCGGAACGCATTCTAATCAACAAGAAGCCTGCTAAACTAAACACCAAAAACACGGAGTTATTCAAGAGCATAAATACGCATATGATTAACTATCAACTTGAGTTTGAATTTGCTTATGACGTTATCAATTCAGTAGTGTAATGAGAAAGGTACAACTCTACATAGAAGGCAACCGCATTGAGCTATTCAATGACGAGCAGATACAGGTAACAAGCTCTATCCAAAACGTTCAGGACATCTCTAAAACTTTTACGGATTTCTCACAAGGATTTACCGTGCCTGCATCCGATGTCAACAACGTATTCTTTGAGCATTGGTATAATTCGGATATTGACTTTACAACTGACAATAACCTACGAAAAGACGCGTACATAGAAATCAACTTAAGCACCTTCCGTAAGGGTAAAGTGCAATTAGACGGAGCAACACTAACCAACGGCAAGCCGAGTTCATACAAGCTCACTTTCTACGGAGAAGGAGTAACGCTTAAAGATACCTTTGGCGAGGACTTGCTTTCGGATTTGGACTATTCGTCATATGCTCACGATTTTACTTCTGCTGATGTTTTAGCACGCATTGAGGATGCCAATAACACTTACGATGTAAAGTACCCGTTAATCACGTCTAATCGAATTTGGGAGTATCAGGCAGTACCTCCAAACGCACCGCTTCCGAACTGGTTGGTAAACACCTTAACGCAAAACGATATTCATACAAATTCGGGAGCTATTCATAAAACGGAGTTATTTCCTGCATTTAGAGTTTCGAAAATATTTGAGGAAATCCAAAACAAGTATGGCATCAAATTTCAAGGTGCTTTCTTACAAGATGAGAGATTCACTGATTTGTTTTTATGGTACAAAGGCAAGGAGACATTGGTTCAGTATTCACTTGCGTACAATCTCACATCTACTTCAGTTACTCCTACGTTTACAACTTACGACCTTACCAATACCTATACTTCAGCGACAAATA